GTATATTGCTGTTGCGCAATTTTTACTTCCTCCAGCAACAGTTGAAACAATTCCTGATGCAATATTCCTATATCCTCCGCCAACATTTGAATAGTTTGCTGTTGCGCAATTGCTTCTTCCTCCACCAATAAAACTATTAAATCCGCTAACTAAATTTCTTGTGCCACCTACGATTGCTGACCCGCTAAGATGTCCAGTATTTTGAATTCCTCCGCCAATAAATGAGACCTGTCCAAATGAGGTGTTTATATATCCTCCGCCAACAGTTGCAGCGTATCCTGTTGCACGATTACAACTTCCTCCACCAATAGTGGCACAGCATGCTGTTGCACAATTATAAAGTCCTCCACCAATAGTTGCATAAACTGCTGTTGCACAATTATATCTTCCTCCGCCAACAGTTGCATAAAATGCTGTTGCGCAATTTGCTCTTCCTCCGCCAATAGTTGAGGAGTCTCCTGATGCAATATTCCTATATCCTCCGCCAACAGTTGAGTATTCTCCTATTGCACGATTTTGTCGTCCTCCGCCAACAGTTGCATTGACTGCTGTTGCACAATTACAGCATCCTCCACCAACAGTTGCAGATAATGCTGTTGCAGAATTTCCACATCCTCCACCAACAGTTGATTGATCTGCTGTTGCACTATTACAATATCCTCCACCAACAGTTGAAGTAACTCCTAGTGCAGAATTACACCTTCCTCCGCCAATAGTTGAGTTGCCTACCGATGCATAATTTATAACTCCTCCGCCAATAGTTGAAGTACCTCCTATTGCACAATTACAGCATCCTCCACCAATAGTTGAAGCAGCTCCTCCTGCACAATTACATCTTCCTCCACCAACAGTTGCATTCGCTGCTATTGCGAAATTTCCAGTTCCTCCACCAATAGTTGAGCAATTTCCTCGTGCACAATTTCTATATCCTCCACCAACAGTTGAATGAGTTCCTGATGCAAAATTACAACATCCTCCTCCAACAGTTGAAGCAAGTCCTGATGCAAAATTATAACGTCCTCCGCCAACAGTTGAGTTGTCTGCTGTTGCGCAATTTTCTCTTCCTCCACCAACATTTGAATAAGATGCTGTTGCAAAATTACCAAGTCCTCCGCCAACAGTTGCATTAGTTGCTGTTGCACGATTACCAAATCCTCCGCCAACAAATGAAGAATCTCCCAGTGCACAATTAAATCTTCCTCCGCCAACATTCGCATAGATTGCTGTTGCACAATTTCCACATCCTCCGCCAACATTTGCATAAAATGCTGTTGCGTAATTTTCTCTTCCTCCACCAATAGTTGTATAAGCTGTTGTTGCACAATTACATCGTCCTCCTCCAACATTTGCATAGGCTGCTGTTGCACAATTTCCACATCCTCCGCCAACAGTTGAAAAATTTGCTAGTGCACAATTATTTCTTCCTCCACCAACATTCGCGTAGTTTGCTGTTGCACGATTACACCTTCCTCCGCCAATAGTTGAAGAGATTCCTGATGCAATATTACAATATCCTCCGCCAATAGTTGAACAATTTCCTAGCGTACAATTATCTCTTCCTCCACCAATAATTGAAAAACCTCCTAGTGCACGATTACTAGATCCACCCCCAATAGTCGAAGAAACTCCTGATGCACAATTATATCTTCCTCCACCAACGGTTGAACAATTTTCTACTGCACGATTTTCAGTTCCTCCACCAACATTCGAATAATTTCCTATTGCACAATTATATTTTCCACCACCAACAATTGAATTTGATCCGATTGCACAGTTATATATTCCACCTCCAATGGTTGAGCAAAGTCCACAAGCATCATTATAGGCTCCTCCTCCAATGGTTGTATATAGTTCCTTTGCTAGGTTTAATCTTCCTCCTCCTATAGTAGAATAACATCCAGATATAATATTCCCTCCTCCTCCTCCAATATTAGCATAACTGTTTGAAATAAAATTGGAAGTTCCGCCGCCTATAGTAGAACTCGAAAATGCTCCTGTAATAGAATTTTTTCGTCCACCACCTATAGTATTTCCTACGATAGTAGCAGATCCTCCACTGATGATATTACTGCAGCCACCTCCAATTGTGTTATAAATAGCTGTATTATTTCCTGTTATAAAATTACGGTGTCCACCTAAAATAGCTGATGCACAAGTAAAAACTTTATTACAATATCCACCCCCAACTACGCTTTGACTATTTCCAATAACATTACATACTCCACCACCAATAAATGAAAAACTTCTGCCAATAAGATTATTTATAATACAATTAGTTTGTCCACCAGCGATTGCATTAACACTACCTTCGATATAATTTCTACCTCCTCCACCAATAAAACTTGTAGCACATGCCGAGCCACTGCCTATAGAATTTTTACATCCTCCACCAATATAATTAAAATTTCCAGTAATAAAATTACCACTTCCGCCACCAATACCATTGTAGGTGCCAAATACAAGACTTTCTAATCCGAAAATTCCAGAAGTTGCATTAACTCTAATTGATGTTATTCCAGAGGCACTAATTTCTGCTACTTGTTTATCGCTTGTTGTATTATCAACATGGAATTTAATAACTTTACCAGTTGTTTGAGTTCCAATTGTTAAATTTCCGCCATGAATATAAAGATATCCATCGCCACTTCCACCAATATTATAATCAGCTTGGTTATATCCACTATTATTAATTCCAAGATCAAGATAATTTGTTGAATCACTTCCTGCATCACTTGTGATAACAAGATCTGATGATGCTGCTGTGCCGCTTGCTTTATTTTGAATATTTAATTGAATATAAGTATTACCACTGCCAACAACAGAAAATGGATTATAGGTTAATGGAATATAGGTTGCACTATTTGTTGCCACTATAACATTTCCATCTGTGATTGTTACATTTGTTCCAGATAATGAAAGATCATTAACACTATTTAAATTAATTGCATTAAAAATTCCTGTTCCAGAAATAATTACGTTGTTAGCAAAAGTTTTAATGCCAGAAATAGTTTGATTTCCAGTTAAATAAACTACGTCACCAGTTATACCTCCACCACCGCCTCCAGCCATTTCACCACTTAAAAGAATTCCTGTTCCATTTACTGTAGGTCTAGGTCCAAGAATATTAAGCTGTACGCCACTTAAATTTATTTGACTAAGGTTGTTTATGCTTAATCCAGTACCACCATTATATGTAATGGTATATTGATTAGAATTAATTACATTTTGTACAACTCCGCTGAGTTCTGATTGGTTAATCTGTTTGACTCTAATGAAATTGTCTGCCATACCTTATTCCTTTGAGCTATTGTCTTTACTGTGATAAAGTATACTAGCTATATAAGTATCTACACCATGTTCTGCTGCAATTGTTTGAATATCTGAAATTTTATCAAGATTTTTATCTTTAGGATTCTTTACGTACTCATCTACTACAGTATCCCAAGCTTCTGGATTTTCATTTGAAGCAATAACTTTAACTATTTCAAATGCAACTTCTTTTTGTTGCTTAGACAACTTACGGAGAGAATGTTTTTCTCTCAAAGATGCTTCTACTTTTTCTTGCAATCTTGAGGCAAGAACAAAATTATCTTTAATTTTCTCTATATTAAATAGTGAGGCTTTAGATTGTTTGCCTTGACCTTTTGGATTAATATTTTTTGTGCTTTGAGGAATTCCAGTTGATCCAGATGGTCTTCCGGGTTCTGATCCTATTTTAGCTCCGCCAATAAGTGGTTGATAAAGACCTTGATCTTTTAATTCTCTAAATTTTTCTTGTGAAATAATCGAATCTTCATTTTCTGGAAGTTTTCCAGATTCTAATGCGGCGATACCTTCTTCTGGAGTTAAAATCCCCAGTTCCATTAGTCTTGTATAAATTCTAGAATATTGTACATCATCTTTAAGATCAATATCTTCAAAGAATGGAGTTGGATAATTTTTAAATCCAAGATCTCTGCTGATTCTTCTAATTTCTGGATACAAGAAATTATTTAAGAAAGATTCTCTAGATTGTTTGAGTCTTTCAATAAAGACTTGCACCTTCATGCTTCCATTAGCGAATTTATCATTTCCAATTAGAATATTATTTAAACCAACTAAAATATCTCTATCTACAACTTCATATTTTTCTGGTCCCATTAAATTGCCAATTTCTGGAATAACAAATTGAGCTTTTGTTGTATAATCTGCAATAAGAACCCGACCAACGCTTTGATTTGTAAATAAGTTTTGCATCGCTTCAAGATTCTTTTGATTAACTCCGCCTTTATCTGGATCCGTTCCCATTGTCACTAATAGAACTATTTGTTGCATTGTGCGAGCAATAGACATGTCCATCTTTTTCATTTCTGCTTTCCAGTTAATATCTTCGAGAACTGGGAATCCCATTGGAACTGCAAATGGCTCGTAATCTTGTTTCTTATAGAATACAGCGGAAAGTCTATCGCGATCTAATGGTAGAGTTAAAATGCCAACTCTAGTTTTTGTAATAAGTTTTTGTGTTTCTGGTGGTAAACTTTCTAATACTTCTTTATCTTCTGGAGTCTTTGGAGCTTTTAATCTTTCTAATTCATAATCTGTTAAAATTTTATAATATCTTCCTACTGAAAAATTAATTGTTCCACCAATTTGAACATCAGCGGGATTAATAATATTATATCTTGCTGGTAACATAACATCCGCAGCTTTTGCAGATAATCCAAAAGTTTGAGTAATTCTATTAACATCTTCTGGTTTAATTTTTGTATCAAAACGATAAATAAATACATTACCACTTCGATAATATTCACGGAAAAATTGATCAAGCAAATCAAATATATTTATTTTCTTTAACCATGCACTAAAGAAATCTCTGCTTTTTTGACTTCCACCTTTAAAGTAAATATTGCTACAAGAAAATTCTGTCATTAAATCAATAGTATTTCTAAATACTGCAAAATTATAATAGCATTTTTGGCAAAGAATGACCGCGTCACGGACATTCATATTAGAGTTATTAGATACTCCAGTTGAATATCTAAAAGGAATTAAACCTATATCAATATTCCTATATCTATCTGTTCGTGTAATATCGGCTGATACATTTCTTCTAATTTGATTATTAGAGGAATCTCCAGAATCTGATCTGTAAGATGACGCTTTTGTTTCATAAGTAGAAGCGTCTGATACCATTAGAGGTTGGATTTCTTCGCTTTTTACCATTTTTTCTTCTTTTTTAGATTTTTTAGCCATTTTTATTCCTAAATATTACACATTATCTGATCATAATAGGCGAAAAAGTAGCTTCTGCCTGTACGGTTTGAACTATCATCATATCATTATAGCACTTTATTGCCCAATTTGCTAACATAAATGCTGAATAATTGTCTTTTCTAGCTTTATTTGCTGATGCGCTTCTCTTTAAATGTTGGGGTAGATCAAAACTTTGAGTACCACGGCTAGTAGCTGAATGTTCAATTAATACACATTGTTTTTTCGTCTGATAGATAAAGTCGTCTTGATTTTCAATAAAGTCTAAAACTGTCCAATCCTTCTTATCATCCACTTTCATTAAATCTAATGGTAGATTTAAATTTATTGTTTGATTAAATGAGGCTTCATCTGACGCTGTTCTACTAGCAAACCATACTCTTTTATAATCAATACATGCTTGTAAATATTCATTTGCTTTACGAATAAAATTACTTGTGAATACTTGATTAAATGCTATTCTTTTGTCATCTAAATTATATTTATTTTTAGCGTTTTTAATCATCAAATCATAATCTACTCCTTCTAACTCTGAGTCTATATCTAGTGTTTTAATTTCTAATCTATTATTTTTAAATAAAGTAGATTGATTGCATGCAGATAAAAATGTATCCGCACCCGCATTATCAAGAACCATAAATACAATATTAAAATTAGTTAAAATATAATAAAGATAATTAACGTGATTTTTTAAATTACCAAGGCCCGCATAAGTATGAACTAAAATACCTTGACCCTTTTCCTCATCTAGTTCCATAACTGCCATAGCAAAATAATCCGCATTAGGACTATCACTCATATTAGGATCAATTCCTAGGATATATTTTTTCTTGGCGTCGCCCTTCATTAAAGTATGAGGTGATTCTCCAGTTTTTAATGTACATTCTTCCATCTTTTTTGCGTTAAAATAACTATCACTACCATCTGTGAATTGTGCGCAATATTCTCGTAAGAATCCACTATGACTTGATCCGCCAGCTTGAGCTTCTTCAATAATTGTTTTATCAATCATTTCTTCTGGAAGAGCCTCGTAACTTAATTGACTAACAAAATATGTAGCTTCACCTCTTTCTGGACTATTAATTTTCTCACACCATTCATTATAGGTTTTATAAAGATTTTCAAATGTATAACTTGCAGATGAAAGAGCAATCATCTTGCTTGTATTTTCAAATACCATTCTGCCTTCTTCTTTCATTAATCCTTCTGATATTAGTTTATCTTCAAACTCGCGAATTTCCATTCGTTCTTTCATATTCTGTGGGGCTACCAAGAATGGCATCAAAACATTTTTAATAATTTCTTCTGGAAGCAAAAGAAACTCGTCAAGTACAAGAATGTTCGCGCGAAAACCTCGAATTTTTTCTCCGTTAAGAGGAATAGCTACAATGCTTCCACCGTTTATTTGCCATTCAAATTGATCATTTCTTTTAGCTTTTGCGCCAAAACATTGAGCTAATAGTTCTGCTCCTTTACTATCTACAATTTTTTCTAGATTATTAAAAATAAAACGGGCAGTTCTAAATGTTGGACCAGCAATTAAAATTTTAGTATTAGGTTCAAATACGCATTGAAGAAAACAAAATACTGCTGCCATAAATGATTTACCACAACCACGACCAAACACGCACATATTAAAATTTCTATTCATTAAAGCTTTAAGATGTAATTCTTGATATGAAGCTAATTTAACCCCGCTAATAAGTTCTGTTGTAAATCCTAAGTTAGCTCTGAGAAATTTAGCTAAAGTAATTTTGGCTTCTTTATCATTAAGAAAACCCTTTAATTGTGAAAGTTCTGCGTTCACATCTTTGACTTCTCTTATATATTTATCTGGACAATATATCATAAAATTTTCATATCATAAGCTAATTGTAGGTCTATCTTCTTATAGAAACAGTTACTTGCAAAAATAGATTCAATTATTCTAGTCATCTCTCCTCGACCATCAACAAATAGAAATTGTAAATTATCATAATTTTGTAAAAGTTCTCGCACATTATGGAATATATATTCTGGTGTTGCTTTTATTTTTTTGCTAATATGGGGAAGATATTGGAAGCTCAAAGCACTTGTTAATTTTTCTTCGACCATAACAATGATATAAGAATTATTCTTTTTAGCTTTCTCGATTTCATTTTTAAATCTATCAAAATTCTTGACACTAAGAGTGCTAATAAAATCGCTAAGACTTTTTCTTTCTATAAAGCAGCCACAATTATCATTTGAGCAAGCATAATCTCCAAATCCAAGAGTTTTAATTTCGAATGGCGTATTGAATTTAAGCCAGCTTTGTTCACGAGTATCAACATAGATTGTATCTTTGTTTGTTAATTTATTTTTAAAATGATCTCCTACAAGATTGGCATGAATGAATTTATTCTCTAGACCAATAGATGAGCAAATGTCATAATAATCTTTAAATATACTATTATAAAATATAATAGATGGCGCCATGATAGTTCTAAGTTCGACTTGGGTTGGCGAATATATAAGATTTTTAACTTCTTTTCTTTTGATTAATAATTCTTTGCAATACTCTTGAGCTTTTTCTGGAGTTTGGGCCTTGAGCCACTTCTTCATATTATTCTTATCATTAAAATCGCTATTTAAATATTGTTCTTTAGTTTTAAAATTAATTAACTCATTGGTTAATAAGTCTCTACGCTCAAAATACTTTTGATAGTATTTAACTTTATTAAGACCATATCCTTTTAAAGCCATATGAAGAGCTTTATCATCTTTAAATTCTTTACCATCAACTTTACATATAACTGACATAAATTATCCGTTCAATATTTCGTCTCTAGAAATTCCCAAAATTTTGCATTTAACTTCTTCCATAGTGGATAGTCTGTCGATTTCTTTTTCTAAAACTTGCTTTCTCATTTCAGCCATTTTTAATAGTTTTGCTCTACTCTCTTCTTCTTTCCACATCTGAACAAGATTAATAACTGAAGCTGTTTCTTTAACTTGTTTGCTAAGTCTTTCGCTACGCTTTACTTTGAGATCATTATTTAATTTTTGTTGGCGATTAACGCAATCATTGTATTCTTTACGAGCAGTATTGCTTGCTTCTACTAAAGCCATAGGAATTTTGCCATCTTCTTGGATAGCTAAATCAATTTGGTCTTGTAACACAGTAATTGTTTGTTGAATATTAGAAGAGATTAATACTTCTGTGCAAAGTACAATGTATTGATCAACTTCTTCTTGAGTTAAATCTGCTTTGTTGTATGTATATCGTATAAAACTACTTTCAAATAATTCACGATCTGATTCATTATCGTAAAGATTAATTTGATGAATGAAACGATGAGTATTCATATAACCAATAAGTGCATTAGTTTCTCTTTTTTGCGCATGAGTTATTTTTGTTTTATCAATTCCATCCATAACATATTTATTAATTTTTGCTATCGTTCTTTCTTCGCTACGAGGTGGTTTATAAACTCCATTCACAACTTCTTCATTTTCATTATTATTAAATTTTATATTACTTGGTATAATCTTCATGTATTCAAGAACACTTCTTGTTTCTTGACATAAATTTGTTAATGTTTCATTTTTAAATAAAATCTTTGCCATTTCTAGTCCAGTCATTGTGTGGCAATTATTACTAATATATTCTTTTTGATCGTTATCTAATTCTTTAAGTCCTTTTGCTTGGTATTCATGACTTTTTCTTGGCTTAATAGATCTGGATGCTAAAAATTCTTTAACAGCTTTGCCCTCTTTGCTTCTGCCATCAAGATCGTCTCTATCAAAAGCTAACTTAACTAACTCTACTAACGATGGTGGATTATCTGGACGATTATTCCATTCATTTAATAGTTTTAATTGTTGCTCTTCTGTTAGCTCTGGTAAATTTTCGCTCATATTAGTGGATGTCTATATCTCCGTTATATAGATGTTTTTTAACTTTTACTATAATAATCTTTTTAATATTTTTAATTTGTTTGTATCCTGCAATTCTATTCTTTTCGCTTGTTCTGTATCCCATTAATTTTGCTGTTTGCTCCTCATCTTTACCTTCAATATATAAATGCTGATATACTTTCCATTCAATTGGTTTTAAAACTTTTTGCATTTTAGTATGAATATTCTCTGCGGTTTTTTCCATATTAAAATTATCTGTTGGCTTGTCGTTAATTTCTTGATGATGATTTTCTATACTAAGAGTTAATTTTGTATCGTGAGCATTCTTTTTGCTTTTTTCCCAATTTGCATAAAGTGGACAAGCCTTACATTGACTTGAGTAAATCGCACAACCATCTTCACCTTCGGCTGCTGCACATTTAAGACAAGGACGCGTAAAATTACTATAATTATTTCTAATTAAATTTTTAATCTGATTACTTATGATTCTATTGACCCAAGGCGCAAGAGGTTTTGCAGCGTCGTATAGATGCCATTTTTTGTAAATATGTATTCGCAGGATCTGCGATACATCACTAAAATCCATCCAATTAATTGCTGTTAAATTCCACTTATTTTTTCTTTTGATAATTTCAGAATTTATTGAATCAATTAGACTCTCAAAGGTAGGCTTTTTAGCCATCTTTGCGTCCTCGTGAGGAACGTACAGATCCAGCTTCTCTTTTGAAGTCTTCTAAAAATTTCTTACGATCTGCTTTTGTAGTTGGTTTTCCTTGTATTTTTTCTCTTTTTGCTCCGCCTCTTGAGCTTCCAATGATATCTCCAATTTTAGTTTTAGTCGAGGGATATCCTTGATCAATTTCAACGTCTAATCTACGAATTGGCGGAACGCTATTGACATCATTAATATCATCTTCAGGATCATCAAAATCAGGATCTGTATCTTCATCTTGTGTATTTGTTGCTTTTTGTAATCTTGGAGAAATCTTCTTAGGTGCAACTGGTTTATCTGCTGTTGGTTTTTGAAGCAAAACTTTATTAACAACTAGCTTATCAAAGGGTGTTCCGCATGAACTGCAAAATTTTGGTTTAGAAGCTGAATAACTAGTTGGACTACCACATTCTGTACAATATAATTTTAGCATAATACTAATTATACTTAAAATTAATTAAAATTTCAATATTTAATTAGTGTAGTTCTTCGAATTTTTCAATAATATAAGCTAAAATATCATTTCGCATAATATCTTCTCTGCCAAATTTAAAAGTATGAATACCTTTATCAGCACTCTTTTTATCATCGAAAAGATTATATATTTTTTCAAATCCACTATTTTTAATATCTGCTTGCCTAATATCTCCTATTAATATTAATTTACTAAATCTACCCATTCTGGTAGTAATTAATAATAAATCATGTATGCTTAAATTTTGAGCTTCGTCACATATAATATAACTACCATTAATACTCAAACCACGAAGAAATCCTACTGGTAGTCCTTTTACTCGTTCTTGCTTTAAGAGCGCTTCTACTTGATTCTTTGGTAATAATTCGTAGAGTTTATCCATTAATGGTTGAAGATAGGGATCTAATTTACTATGAAGATCGCCTTTAAGAAATCCTAAATTATGAGAAGAGCTTTCTACGGGATTACGAACATAGAATATTTCGCCTATTTTTTTGCTATTAATTGCATTTAAAGCTGCGTATACGCTAAGGAGACTCTTGGCTGTTCCTGCTGGACCTTTGCAGAATACCATTTTAGTGTTCTTATCTTGAAGTAATTGAATGAATTTCTTTTGATTATCTGTCCATTGTAATTCCCGAATAGTTAAGAAACCTTCAATTTTATCTCTTTGAGGAACAGGAACTGACTTATCTTCTTTTTGCTTATGCTTTTTAGACATGCGACTTACATATAATGTTACACGTATTATACTAATATAGAATCTTTATTAAAAGCCTTGGTTATTTCATCATGTTGAATTATGAATTCTTTAAATTCTTCTAAAATGATTCCTTTTCCAATTGATGTTATATATCTTGTCACAGATTCATTTGGGTTATTCTGGTATTCTTTAAATTCATCTATTAACTGAAATATTGTGGTAACATTTATAGCATTAATTTTCTTTGGCGCGATTCTAATAGGAAAAATTTTAAAAGATTTTTTTAGATTAAAAATCAGATATCTTTCGTCTGCATCTAATTCTTTTGTATAATTATTTAATATATTAAAATCAGATATAACATTAAATTTTTTATTTGTTAAAAAAATTCTATAACCATTTGATGTTTTATATATTCTTAAGTCATATTTATATTTTTTATAAAAATTATTACATAATTCTAGGATATGATTTTCATTCTTGAAATCTAGGTCAAATATAACCATATCCGTTGTTAAAATTAAATATTTATTCAGTTCACTTTGAGAAAATGATATATTTTTGGGTAAATTATCCATATAATATTTTACACTATCAAGTGTAATACAAATATATGTCTTTTTTGAACGCAAATATACCTCCTATTGAATGTTACGTCCGTGGTAACTATTTGAGGAATCAAGAAGATAGCCATGATAAATTTTTTAACTGCATAGTATTTGGGGTAGCTTCTGTTCCAAATCGATCTCCTTTGTTTCATTTTATAATGCAAGACGGAGGAGTGTGGTGGAGAGCACCAATTAGTGCTTTTTGTAGTAAAAAAGATGCTCCAGTAGAAGAATTAAATCAATTAGTTTTGTGGGATAGTTTCAGTTATTACATAAGCGTAAATCAATTTTATGCTCTAAAAAATGCAAAGATGCAATATTTAGATCGACAAGGACATAAAAAGTTTGGACGATATCTTTTTACTCTTGATTGGGCTCATGCAGAATTTAATGAAATAAATTTTGGATATAGTGAGACTCCAAATGAGCACAAGTGCGGACACGTTATAGAGTTAGATAATGGTAATTACGCTATTCAGCCCAACAATAGAGTAAAAGTTTTTGATGCTAGTTTCGTTACAAAACCAAACGAAATACTAATTGAAAGAAAAGTAAGTGATCATATTTACACTGTCGAAGATAGCCCCAAATGGCATACTGAAGACAATGATAATTTTGATTACAAAATGAAGGAGATAAAGTGAAACATAGTATTAATATAACCAATAGAAATATTCTCGAGGGAGAAAAAGCTAATCCTCAAAATTGCGCTATTGCCAAAGCAATCAAAAGTAAAATGAAAAAAAAGATAACTGATGTATCAGTATTACCAAGTCATGTTACTTTAAGAATAGATAAAAAAATATTTGTTGCTAAAATGCCAAAATCAGGCGCAAATTTTATTAAAAGATTTGATCGTGGACTAGCTGTAAATGCTTTTGAATTGAATTTAAAATTCAAAAAAGACTTTGCTTTAGTTTAATCCAAAAGAATAGTTTCCGCCAGTAGAACTAATAATTGACTTGAGTGTAGAGTTTGGATGTTTATCCATGCTTTTAATATAAAGTTTTATTTTTTTGTTTATTAATAATTTTTCTAGTAAATACAATCCATCTTTTGTTTCTGGATCTTGTAAATCACAAAACCAATAGATTGCATCTACGTCTTGCATAGCTAGGTTTTCAAATGCTCTAAAAACTCTTGTTTCTGGAGCTATGACGCATCCATCAACATAATCTACTACTGCATTATTAAAGTTTTTTCTAATTTCATTTTCTACCATTTCAGTATAAGGCTTCATACTAAAAGATGTGTCAAATAGAACTCCTAGTTTTTTGGCTTTTATATTTGATCCAAATACTTTGCCTTCTTTTAACCCACTTCCTCCAGTTCCATTACCAGCGCCACGCCCTCCTAATATTGAACCTAATCCATCTGAACTATAGCCATTAACTCCCGCCACTTTGCCTTCTTTGTATATAACTTCTTTGCCTGATTTTATTTGTTCTTTTGATTCTGCTGTTACAAAGTGAATGGGTTTTTTAGAATAACGAGATGTTATAACTGGCGCTGGTGCTATTACTATATTTTCTATTGGTAAATTTATTTTTTCACTAAATACTTCTAGTCCACATGAAGTTGAGCTATTTGAATCATTTTCTTGGGAATTTTCTACAAAATCGGGTTCTGTAGAATCAATTGATTCACTTGGCGCAGAATCTGCCACGGCTTTTTCTTCTATATCTTTTGTTGAAATCTCTACGTAAACCCATTCTGGAGCTTTCTCTATTCCTTTAAACATTATATATTTACTTCCAAGAAATAAACCTATGATATGAACTGCTAAAGCTATAAGCAGATAATTCTTAGATTTTAAAACTGGCAAGTATTTTTCTATTTTATTAAAAATATTATTAATTTTTTGATTTAAAAGCAATAGACTATTAACTACATATCTGTGAATTTGATCTATAACGGCTATAAAAATATCAACATATTTACTAAAATTGAAGTTAAAATTAAAGCTATTAGATGATAACCCTAGATTATTGTATATAAAGCTACAAATATATAATCCTAGTAACAAGAGAAATAAGCTTACCATAGAGCAAGTATAGTATAAATTTATACAAAACAAAAGCAAATTTAAGCCTTGGGCGATGGTAAAGGTAAGGGTTTTTTTATCAATAACAAGTATAAGATCATCTAGCGCCGAAATGAATAAGGGTATATATAAGAAAGGGTTTAGGAGAAAAATAGCCCCCCGGATTTTTTTCTCTTGAAGGTTATTCTATTTTAATTAGTTTATATTGGTTTTTAGAAAAGGGGGGGTATATATAAGGATATATAACATAAACAATTATTATAATAGGGGAGAATGATATAAACACCCCCACGGTCATTTAGAAAAACGAAGTGAGGTAAAGTTTTCAAAAATGGGGGTATAGCGTAAAAGATTTTGCTGATTATGCGTAAGTTGTTATCAATCAACGAAATTTAAATGGTAAAAATCCCTTGCACTATTCCTATTCTGTGATAGATTACCTATATGAAGAAATTAAGTAAATACGAACAACTAATCGCCAACCT